TGGATTTTCATAACCCATATTATAGGTGTTATTGAAAATCTTGTCGTCTTTTTTGAGCTCAGCATATCGCTGTCGACGTCTTTCTAGCTCAGCTGGGTCTTCGTCTAAATCATCGTCATAATGATCATCAAAGTCCGGATCAAAGTGATCTGGTTCAAGACCTAATTCCTCAATTTCATCGCTGTCGTTGTATTGAGTTAGATCGTCATCTTCATCGGGTAGTCTATTAAATGGTTCCAATTCATAGTGTGTCTTTTTAATTAATGGAATTTAGAATATCATCGTGTGGCGATACACCAGCTGGGACTGGTGGTAGCGTTGTTGCGGTAATAGGCTGAATGCCATTTTGTGATGAATGACTTTGATATTGATTTCGCATTTCATTCTCTAGCGAAATAGTATCGTCATCATCTGAGTAATATTGACTGGCTGGATCAGTTTCTTCAACTAACCTAGCATAATCATAATCCATTCGGTACATTTTAAAGCTTTCAGTGTAACCTCCATCACGGTTTGCAATTAGCTTGATCTTCATACGTCTCTCCATTGGGCCTCTAATTAGACCGAACAGAGAATCGACTGTGTGAACTAATCCAAAAGATTCAGCAATATCACTCATGCCAATGTCTTGGTCGTCAACTGCGTCTCTTTTAATTTGGGTTGCTGTGATAATACACCATTCGTTTCTAATCGCGACTGCACGTAGCTCTTCAGAAATTACTTTGATTTTTTCGTATACATTGCCCTGTTCACGTAAAGGTCTCATCAGGTTAATATAGTCGACGACTATTACTTTAAACTTTATACCTGTGTTATTTTGAACAGTGATGAAGTAGTTTTCAATATCGATAGCTGAGGCAGTTCCAGTTGGAAATTCCTTTACCATCATTTGTCCCATTTGGGGATTATTCTTTTTCAGTATCTCAATTTTCTCCTTGACTCCGCCAACTTGATCCCTATGTAGGAGAGAATCGTATTCTTTAAAGACGATGTTGAGGGCGTTTGAGCCTATACGTTTCATGTACTTGGCATCAGATAATTCAAGCGTCGCAACTCCAACTTCACAGCCGGCTAGAAAGGCACGAGTTGCAATGTTTGATAACACCATTGACTTACCAACCTTTGGTCTGCCTTGGAAAACGACTAGTGTTTTTGGGTTCCAACCTCCACCTAATACTTTATCAAAGTATGGAAAACCAGTTGGTGTACCGATCTTTGATAATTGGACGTGGTGTTCAGCATTAAAGAAGTCTAGTCCTGATGCCGCATTTGCAAAATTGACGTTTAGTTTATCATTAAACTTTTGTCTAACATCATTTGTAATAAGCTCAACGTTGCCTGGATTAATGTCAGCCGTCTTTAAGAAAGACAATACATCAATAACTGTTTCGTTAAGATTTTTATAGAATATGAATGACTTTGTGTACTTATAGAGAAAATCGTAATTGTATTGAGAAAGGTCAACCTCAAACAAAGAATTAAATTTGGCGTCTGGGATATTGAGATTTGTCAGATTACAGACTTCTCTTAATTCAGTACGGGTCGGGATCTTCATGTACTCATGAAAAAACTTCTTTGCTTCACGATAGACTTTCTGTAAAGAGTCATCATTGAAATAGTGAGCCTTAATCGCTGGGATTATTTCTCTCTTTTCAACACCTTCGTAATTTTTTGGTCGAATCACTCGATCATTATCATCCTCAGTCAATGCAAAATTGAAGATGATCTTCTCAAGCAAATCTATATTTTCTTTAAAGTCTATCATATAAAAGTTATACTATGGAAAAGTAATTGGTAAACGATTCTTCTGAAATAAAAATGAATTCTCCGTTTTTTTGTAGATGGCCTAAACCTATTCCATCGGTTAGGTGCTCTTTGAGGCGAATTCGAAAATCCTCATTTTCCATGTTAGTACCAAACACGTATTTTAGAGTCTTGACTGAGAACTTTAACTCGTGTTGAGTAAGCACAGGCTTCTTTTGGCCATGCACTCTCAGTAGATAAGAACAAACGTCGAAAACAAAATCAGAATACGTTGGATAACTTGGCATGGATGTGTGCACAGAGAAATGATATTTGACGGGCAATTGGTCATTAATCTTGTACATCACTATCAAAGTCGGTTAAGTCTTCTAATTCGTCAGTTTCTAATGTGTCAATACCGGATTGAGTTTCTGGGTATTTAAAGGTTGGCTTGATTACGTTTTCATCAAGTGCTCTTAATACTTCCTCAGAAAACAGCTTGGGCGAAAAGAACTCTCTAACTGGAATTGATTCTCCAGTAAAGCCATTCAAGTATGATTTGCCTAATTTCTTGGGTTGAAAATAGTGTTGTTCGCCTTTAAGATCAAATGCGATGCACTCCTCCTGCTCGGCAGGCTTCATCTTATCAAATTCTTTTTGAGTAATCAAGTTACCTCGACCAACTCGACAGCTTTCCCAAGTTGCATAATTTTCAAGACCAACAAATGGATTCATACCTTTGTGAAATGAAATATGGAATTCAATATCAAGAGGCTTTGCAAGACGATTCTTTTTCGTCTTTGACCTAACTATAATGCCAGTTGTTGTTTTTGCCTCATCTCTCAAAGTTCCTTTGCTCAACATTAAGATAATTGATGCTGAAAACTCTGGGCCTCCACCGCCTGACATGCCCTTTGGAGTATACTGATCCATTGAAGCATAGGTGTGGTTTGTAAAGATGAATGGTACTTTGTAATTCGATAAGTCTAATGTGAAAGACTTGAATAGGGCTCTCATCTCTTTAGAACGCAATCCCATATCGGCTGCATTCTTACCTTTATCCATGTCTGTCTTACTCTTATCGGTATCCAACATCCCAACTGAATCGACAAATACTGCAAGTTTTAAGCCAGCATTTTCTCGAATAGTTTCAATAAGGTCATTGATAAAGAATTTAACTTCGCTGATTAGTCCCATGCGCAGATAACGCAGCTTTTCAAGCTCAACTCCAAATTTAATGTAATCTGACGAGTCAATTGCGCCTTCAGTATCGATGTAGAAGACGTAATAGCCTGCTTTTTGTAATTCACGAACTGCGTTTAGGCAGAGGAATGTTTTACCTGCACCAGAGTCTCCAGCAATACCAATACTTCTGGTATTTGGATAGCCTCCGAATACTGAGCCCGACATTTGGGCATTGAGTAAGTAGTTACCAGTTGAGATGTACTCATCGATATCAGAAAAACCTCTGATCTCAACTTTGGATTTTACTCGCTTATCTAATATGTCATTGAATTTTGCAAACGCATCTAACGGTGATTTAGCCATGTATCCTTAATATTTTTAAAGTTCAGTATCTTGTACACTGAGCTTTAACCTGGTTTCACGAAAAATATGAAACAAGTAGAAAACACGCAGCTAGGAGCAGAGTGTCCGAATGGTCGCCGTTAACGATTTTGTAAAAACCAATTTCTTCGATTGAAGAATTGTCCTTGGTAACTGGGTTCTTGGATAGAACTCGAGAGAAAGCAAAATTTGTGTTGCTTGATGCACCGGTTACATCAATCGCGTAACACTTATAAGTTGAGTAGATTGGGTTGACTGACGATAGATCTCCCAAATAAAACATTGAGTCTTCATTTAGGTCAAATCTAGACAGGTCCATGCCGCATTCTTCAATCATGCAACGACCAACTGACTCAAATGGAGAAGCATCAAGCTCGCTATCATATTCGTCAGTAATAAGGGTCACTGAGTCTTGGTCGTTGATAAAATTAGGTTGAGACAGCGCATAGATCTTTGAGATCTTACCGTCTTGTGATCTAGTAAAAGGTAAAACGGCTACGCCAGTTTTCAAATAGTTTAACTGGTTAAGCTGATCTTGGTCTCTGTGAATTGAGACCATTTCATATCGAGTATCGATTAATGGAACTCTAGATTCAATCTTTGGTCGATTTGTCATTAAGCTGCTTCTTTTTGTCTGGATCGAGCATTTTCCATAAAGATTCTTTAATGGAATCTGCCGTTACACTATTATTTATATGACTAGAGAGCTTATTGACAAAGTCTGATTGATTTTGAGAATTCTGATACATTGCCTTAAGTAGAGTTTTATTTGGCAGTTGTACCTTGATTGAGATATTGAGCTGAGTTTCCTCTAACGAAAACATGCCAAATAAATCAGTCGTTTGAGC